TTTGAAAGATGTGGTGCTGAACTTAGAACTGGATATGACTTAAGAACTGCGAGACGTAGTTTAAATTTGCTTACAGCAGAGTGGGCAAACAGAGGTGTTAATCTTTGGACAATCGAAGAAGGCACAGTTAGTTTAGTCTCGGGTACTGCAACTTATAATCTACCTACTGACACCATTGATATTATTGAACAAGTTATTAGGACAGGTTCAGGCACTACTCAAAACGATATTAATATTAATCGAATCTCAGCTCCTACATGGGGATTAATTCCAAATAAAAATAGCACAGGCAAACCAATACAGGTGTGGGTAAACAGACAAGTAACTCAACCTACTATTAATGTATGGCCTGTACCTGATACAAATAATTACACATTTGTATATTGGAAACTAAAAAGAATTGATGATGCAGGTACTGGAGTTAATACGCAAGAAATACCGTTTAGGTTTTTACCATGTTTAGTTGCGGGGCTAGCATATTATTTAAGTTTAAAAATACCAAATGCAGGTGATAGAATACAATTTTTAAAACAAGAATATGAAGAAGCATGGTTACTTGCTTCTACTGAAGATAGAGAAAAAGCTGATTTAAGAATTGCACCTAGGTATCAGCATATATAGGGGTAAACATGGGTAGACGATATACCTCTGGTAAACACGCAATCGCAGATTGTGATAGATGTGGGTTTCAATATAAACTAAAAGAGCTAAAGTCTTTGTATGTTAGAACTACAGACACTCACATAAAAGTTTGTAAGAATTGTTGGGAACCAGACCACCCACAAAACATGCAGGGTATGTATCCTGTTGATGACCCGCAGGCAGTACGAGACCCAAGACCTGATAATAGTCTAGGTGTTGTAGGAGCAGAAAGTAGTCGTGGAATACAATGGGGTTGGGACCCAGTAGGACTTAATAACCCATTAAACCTAGAAGGTTTAGAAAATGATTTAGAAGGACAGGGACAGGTAGGAACTGTTACAGTAACAACCACTTAGGAGTATAATGATGAACAAAGATAGAAAATGTTGTAAACCGAGCTACAAGCAGCCTCAACCAGGACCAGCAGTTAATTCAAATGGCTATCCTGAAAAGGATGTCAAAACATCTGGTGTTAAAATCAGAGGTACAGGCGCTGCTACAAAAGGTACAATGGCTCGTGGCCCTATGGCATAAGGATAAACAATGGCAAGTTTAAATTACACGCAGTTAGTAGCTGAAGTACAAAGCTATACTGAAAATCAGTTTAGTACAGATGATATTAATACGTTTATTAAACAAGCGGAAGAGCGTATTTACAATACTGTTCAATTGCCTGATTTACGTAAAAACTATACAGGTACAACAACGACAGGTAACAAGTATTTGACGCCTCCATCTGATTGGCTTGCAACTTATAGTTTGGCTGTGGTTAATGCTAGCAATGAATATACCTATCTTTTAAATAAAGATGTTAACTTTATAAGAGAGTCGTTTCCTGATACAGACGCGGCTTTTTATGGACAACCACAATATTATGCAATATTTGATGATAACTCATTTATTCTTGGACCTACTCCGGATGCCAATTATACTGTTGAGCTACATTATTTTTATTATCCTACTTCTATTGTTACTGCTAGTACTACTTGGCTTGGGAATAATTTCAGTAGCGCTTTATTATATGGAACGTTGCTTGAGGCAGCTGCATACATGAAAGAAGATGCTGATGTATTACAAAACTATACGCAAAGATATACAGAAGCCTTATCAATGCTTAAACAATTAGGCGATGGTAAAAATAGACGTGATGCTTACCGAAGTGGTCAAGCACGCTATGATGTTCAATAAGGAAAACTATGGATTTAGGTAATATAAATTTTGATGTACATACAACGCAAGGACGAGGACACACTCCAGAAGAACTTGCTAATTTTGCACTTGATAAAATTATGTATGTTAGCAAGGATGCAAGCCCTTTAATCAAGGACCAAGCAGAAGCTTTTAAGGAACACATTAGAGCCGTTCTAGTGAAGTACTTAAAACAAGCGGTAACATCTGACCGCACAACTTTAGCGAATAGACTGCGTGAAGCAGGACATTCTGATTTAATTAAAATTTTGGAGATTTAAAATGGCAATTTCTCAAGCAATGTGTACGTCGTTTAAAGTTGAATTGCTAAGCGGCGGTCACAACTTTAATACAACAAACGTAGCACGCTCTAGTAATACAGCAGATACTTTTAAGATAGCATTGTATACATCATCAGCAACACTTGATGCTACAACCACTGCATATTCGACAACTAACGAAGTAGCTACAGGCGGTAATTATTCAGCAGGTGGTAATACATTGACTATTGCTCAAGTACCAACTTCTACCTCAACGACTGCATGGTTAGATTTTGGTGATAGCACTTGGTCATCATCTACAATTACTGCAAACGGAGCTTTAATCTATAACAGCACAAATAGTAATACTGCAGTAGCTGTGTTAGCGTTTGGTGGAGACAAGACATCTACTAATGGGGATTTTACAATCATTTTCCCAACAGCAGATTCTTCTAATGCTATTATTAGAATAGCCTAGTTTTAGGAGGCTATTATGGCTCTTGTTCTAAAAGACAGAGTAAAAGAGACAACGACGACTACTGGAACCGGCACTGTCACACTTGCTGGCGCCGTTGCGGACTATCAAGCTTTCTCCGCGATAGGAGATGGTAATACTACTTATTACACTATTTCTTTAACAGGAAGTGATGAATGGGAAGTAGGACTTGGTACTTATACCGCTTCAGGCACTACGCTATCTCGTGATACAGTTCTTGCGTCATCTAATTCAGGTAGTTTAGTTGATTTTTCCGCAGGCACTAAAGATGTGTACTGCGTATACCCTGCTGGGAAATCAGTTCATACAGATGCAAATGGGGATGTGACTGTATCAGGGTTTGTAAATGGAACAGAGCTAGAAGCATCAAATGGTATTATAGTTAATAATACAACGATTACAGCAAATTATACGTTCCCCTCAGGATATAGTGGAATGAGTGTGGGCCCCGTAACAATAAATACAGGGGTCACTGTTACAGTACCGTCAGGACAAAAATGGGTAGTACTGTAAATGTTTTCCGATATACCCTTTTCTAGTGCTCCGTTTTCCTCACTAGGAGGAGTATCGGTAGATGTAGCAGTAACCGCAGTTGTAGGTACTACAGCACTAGGAAGCGAAACAGTAACAGCTAATGCTAATATCAATGTTACTGGACTTGTAGGAACTACTGTTTTAGGTAATGAAACAGTCACTGCAGGTGCTAATGTAAGTGTTACAGGAGAAGAAGCGACTACCACATTAGGTAGTATTACTCTAAACACTAACAACAATATAAGCGTTACAGCCGTTGTAGGAACAACCGCACTGGGCGATGAAACAGTTGCAGCTGGCGCTAATGTAGAAGTTACAACCGTTGTAGGAACAACGCAACTAGGTAGTGAGTCTGTTACAGCAGATGCTAATGTAAGTGTTACAGCTGTTGTAGGTACAATGCAGTTAGGTAGTGAGACTGTAACCGCAGACGCAAATACAAGTGTTACAGGTAATGAAGGCACGACTGTACTAGGTGGTATAGCAGTATCAACAGACCATAATATAGCTGTTGTAGGTTTAGAAGCTGTTATGGCACTTGGCGAAGAAACTGTCGGTGCTGATGCAAATGTAAGTGTTACAGGGTTAGTAGGCACAACTGCACTAGGAACCGCAACTACAACCGCAGATGCTAATGTAAGTGTTACCGCTGTTGTAGGTACAGCTACACTAGGTGATGAGACTGTAACTGCTGATTGTATTATAAACATACTAGGCGTTAGAGGTGTTACAGCATTAGGTAATGAGTCTGTCACCGCTGATGCTGGCGTTGTTATTACAGGGTTTGGCGCAACCTTTACTTTAGGTACGATAACCTTTAGAACAGATGGTGGTGCAGAAGTTGTAGGCGTAAGTGCCACAGGTGCCGTAGGTAATATAACAGCATGGAGTAGTATAGATACAGGACAAACTCCAAACTGGACACCAATTAATGATGGACAAAGTAATACTTGGACACAAGTGGATACAACACAAAACCCTAATTGGGAAAGGATAGCAGCATGATAGTAGAAGCAAAAACTTTAAAAGACGGAACGGTTGTTAATAAATATGAAACACACTTAGAGTGTGATAACTGTGGCATGAATGTTGATGCTGAAGAGTATGCATCAGGTACATGTTCTGATTGTGGTGAGCCTTGGAATGAGAAAAGACATATGAGTATTCATGTGACAAGTATTCCAATGAGCGGACAATCGAGTTAAAATAATGATAATTAAGGATTAAACTATGCCTAGTACCTATTCAAATTTAAAAATAGAACTTATTGCTACTGGTGAACAGTCGGGTACATGGGGCGCTACGACCAATGTAAACCTAGGTACAGCGATTGAAGAAGCTATTACTGGCACTGCCAATGTTGCGTTTACTGGCGTTGATGAGACGTTAACACTGACTAATACCAATGCTTCTCAAACAGCTCGTAATTTACGACTTAATCTTACCGGTACATCAGGTGGTGCTCGTAACTTAATTGTACCTGCTATTGAGAAGTTTTACATTGTTAATAACGGATTAGCTGACGCAGTCACTATTAAGAACTCATCAGGTACAGGTGTTGCTGTTGCTTCAGGTAAAACATCATTAGTCTTCAATGATGGCACAAACGTTGTTGAGGTTGTCTCTTATCTTAACTCTTTGACAACTCCTAGTGCAACTATTACAGGCGGTGCAATTTCTGGTGCTACAGGTAGCTTTACAACATTAGCAGCAAGCTCAACGGTATCAGGCGCAGGCTTTACAGCTTACTTTGCTTCACCTCCTCCGATTGGTAGTACAACACCCTCAACAGGTGCATTTACAACACTAACAACGACAGGGAATGTAACTCTAGGTGATGGCTCAAGTGATTCCATAACTATTAATGCATCCACTGCAACTATACCGAATAATCTAAACTTTAGTGGTACAGGTAGTATTACTGTTCCAAATGGTACAACTGGTCAAAGACCTGGCTCTCCCGCTGCAGGTATGATTCGTTATAACTCAACTTCAGGTACGTTTGAAGGGTATACATCATCATGGGGTTCTATTGGTGGAGGCGCTACAGGCGGCGGTGGTGACCAAGTATTTATTGAAAACGAACTAACAGTAACTACAGATTACACTTTGAGTACTAACAAAAATGCATTATCAACTGGCCCTATAACAATCAATTCGGGCGTTACTGTAACAATTCCTAGTGGCCAACGCTGGGTTATTTTATAAGGATATATTATGGCAACTATAATTAACGCAGATACAAGTGACGGGTTAAAGCTCACTTCTGACACCTCGGGAGAGATTCAGTTCCAGAGTGCAGGG